CCCCAATCATATGTATAATACCAAAGCCATAAAACCCAAGACCAGGCATAAACTTGTAATGTACAAAGTATTGACGTTTTTTTGCTAGATCAGAGTTCTCTTTAAAGTTTCTTCGAATAGAAAGTACTGAACCAGATCCTTCATCAATAGTAACAATGTATGGAAGTTGAATACCTGTGGTCTCTCCGTCTGGAGACATGTCTTCAAATCCTTCAATATCTAAATCAACATGCATTTCTAAAATGGTATAGACATCATCAACATAGGTTTTAGAAGTACCTTGAATCTCATTTACTTTTTCTTGAACAGGGTTCTCTTCAGCATCTGTTGTTGACAGTTCAATGTCTTTGTACATTCCTGCAACTTGCATCTTCCTTAACTCATTATACTCCATGCGTAATACATGCGTAACTCTAGAACTGGTATTTAAATCTGTTGCAGCATAAGGAACAACTAAGTCTTGCGCTGGAACAAACTTTGAAACAGCACGTTGTTTAGACTCATCAAAATATACTTTCTTAAAAGTAGAACCAGATAGCGGTAAATAAAAAAGAAGTTGATCCATGTCTGGGTCGTATTCTTCCATGATCTCCGTAATCTGATAGTTCATAAAGTCTTTAACTCTAGAAGCCTGTTCTTCTCTATCTGGATCTTGCAATCCTAAAAGCTGTGATTGAACAGGGCCTCCGGCTGGCAGAAGTTCTTTATATGCCTGCGCTTGAAACTGTGTAACTGATTCCATAATTAATGGATGCGTGACTCCAGAAGCACCCGCAAAGGGTTCTGAGCGTTCTGAATAGTTAATTCCTAATTGATCTAAACCTTTGGTATATGTCTCTTCCCAATCAGACCTAGACTCTAAGTCGTCGTTATAAGCTGAACGTAGTTCGGAAGACAACTCATCAAGGTAGCCTTTATCTAAATGTTCCGCTAAATTGTCCTCATGCAAAATTTCTTCTTCTTGATTAATCATTTCTGATAGAGCAGTTATAATTGCTCCTCCTTGACCATCCTCAAGAACTTCAGCCCCTTGATCAAAATTCATTAGTTCGTTTACAGATACTTCTACGTCTGGAAGACCAGCTGTATCCCCTGGTACTAAGCCAGCATCTACAAGTGATCCCATTGGTTGTGGTGGTAAAGCCATTAATAATACTCCCGTGTTCTGGGTCTCCATTGATCGTCATAGTCATCTTCGCCGTCAAGAGAAATGAAACCTCCTTGACGAAAACGCATTAGTGCTAAAGTCATACTATCACAAAAATCGTCATAGTCACCATTAGGAAACGAAGAAACCTCTTCAATCACTTCGTCTGCGAATTTTTTGTCCTTTGGTGCCCATACAACTCCCGCTTCAAACAAAGGTGCAACCATATGCATTCTCGTCACCTTATCACGTCCTTTGCCCGGTGAGAACCCCAAAGCTGGTATTCCCCGTAAACGTAGTTCATCTATCAACGGTGTACCAGTTGCTTTTGCCTCCACTAAAACCATGTCAGGCTCCCAATAATCGTGCTCTTCGTAGGCAACTTCCTTTAATTCAGGGAAACTCCACCGCCCACGCTGGGCATCCATCAAAATTATGTGGTCTGGTCCCCCATCTTCTGGATTAAAGATGCCCCATGTGGTAATTGCGCTGTAATCCGCAGTTTCTTTCTTGCTAAACGCTGTATCGTAGGACTGTAGTATGTATTTTACAGGCGGAATCTTCTCTTTTTCCCAATCTTGCCACCAAATCCGCTTAATAATTGCACTTTCCGTGGATGTGGGCTGTTGTTGCCACTGTGCAGACCACTTACCTACAGGTAATGACGCCTTAATAGACAACAATGCGTCTTTTTTCCAAAATTCAGGCCATAATGGTTTGTCTGAGGGCATAATTGCAGGAAATTCTACCACTTCCCACTGATCCGACATGACATCGTTGCCCTGTGCCGCCAATAAACGGCCTGTCAAGTCCTTTTTTCCCCATCGAGTCATAACAATGATGATAGAACCACCAGGTTGAAGCCTCTGACGAGGTCCAGAAGTGTACCATTCATAGGCATGACCAAATGCGGTGTCACTTAAAGCGTCTTGTTCCGAGTGTGGGTCGTCAATTACAAACAAATCCGCGCCACGACCAGTCACCGCCGCGCCTACACCCGCTGCAAAGTATTCACCACCCTTGTCCGTTTGCCATTTTCCAGCGCCCTTGTTGTCTTCTTTCAGGTTAGTTGTTGGAAATATCTCTTTATATTGTGGGTCATCAATAAGATCTCGAACCTTGCGTCCAAATCTAACAGCCAGCTCTGTATTGTGCGTTGCCTGAATGATCTTTAACTTCGGATTACGACCCAAGAACCATGCTGGCATAAGGTATGATGCAAATTCAGACTTAGAGTGACGTGGGGGCATATTGATGATAAGGCGTTTTAATTCACCACGCGCCACACGTTCTAATTTTTCTGCAATAATCCTGTGATGCTGACCCTCAATAAAGTTTTCATACACATGATGAGCAAAAGGCATAAACTTCTTTTGTGCCTCGTCTCTAATGTCTAAAAGTTTTTTAGCCTCAGTAAGAGCGAGTATCTCTTTCAGGGCATCTTCTGGAAGAGCCTGTAGGTTCATTGTCTTCGTGAAAGTTTCACAGGTTGATAATAAGGAGCTATTCTAGGTCTTACAAAAACAGCTTCCGTATTAGTGTTTGGTTTAACACACGTCCAATTACCATTTACTTTTTTAGTTTCATATCCATCAGGGCAGGTAAAAGGTGGAGTATCCTCCTCTTCTTCATCATCAAGTCCTTCAGCGGGAAGATCTTCACGATAATCAAAGTCTTCATCATCTAAAACTTCTTCCTCAACAGCCTCACCTAATAAGGACGTATCCTGTTCTCGTTCCGGAAAATCTTCTGGCAATACAGAAGAGTCTATAAATTGTGTTGTTGGAATAGAAGCTATACCAGAAGTTGTCTGAGTTGAGGTTGTTCCTGTTGAACCCTGCATGGTTGATGTAGAAGGAGTAAAGGTACTACCCTCAATCGTCTGATCAAGATTAACAACATTTCCAGCGGGAACTAAGCTTGTGCTAGGAACTCTAACTTCAGTTGATGGTTCTTCTATAACGATCGTATTTAAACGAGGCTCTACCGCTGTTTCTTGTGTTGGAGTTGAAACAACTTCAGTTGTTGGAGCAATTACTACTTCGGTTGATGGTCCTTGGGCCGTGGATATAGGAGCACCCATTTCTGCTTCTGCTATATTTGCAACCTCAGTCATAGACAATCCAGTTTGATTCGCTACAGAAATCGCTGTATCCGCAGATAAGGCTCCAGTCTGAGCAACCTCTTGAGAAATTATATCTGTCGCTGTTAATGTAGCATTTAAACTACTTGCTATTGGGGCACCCATCGTTTGTTCAGCTAAAGCCGGCCCTGTAACAGGGGCAACTGATGGAGTCTGATCCACGTTTATAGTTGAATCAGTAGCAACCACTGGAGTAGAAAGAGAAGGAGGTGTAAAGTTTACACCAGTTCCAAGTTGCGACAACGAAGGAGCAACAAAGTTTGATCCAGTTTGTTGATTAACCACGGGCAACGAACCTACGTTGGTTTGTATCACAGGTGCACCAGAGGATGTTGTTTCTACCACAGGAGCTAGATCTAAGTTTATTCCTGGAAGAGATAATTGAGCTTGTTGTGTCTCGCTCCTTGAAACTGGAGCACCCATCGTTTGTTCCGCTAAAGCTGGACCCGACAATGTAGCAACACCAGAGGATTGTACTTGTGGAGAACTCAACAACGCTGGCCCTGATGTATCCACCACAGGAGCTTGGTTAGTAACTGTTTGCACCACAGGAGCCGTTAATGTGCTATCAAAGGTAGGTAAGGATGGAAGAGAGTTAATATTAGCTGCTTCTGTTACAGGGCTTACATCAAAACCAGATGTCGTATCTGATCCTACGTCCGTACCAAAACCAGAAACCTGACTTACAGACTCTACATTAGGTGCTCCTTGTTGATTTCTCGCATTTGTTGTTGAATTTAAAACAGTGTTATAAAAAGCGGCGTCTGGGCCTGTTAAGGTATTAATACTAGTACCCACTGAACCAGCGCCAGCACCAAGAACGCTGCCTACTAATCCTTGTTCACGACCTTCCTCAAAAGTTCTTAATACATCATAGTTTGGATTTCCAGAATAACTACCCGTAAGTTCTAGATTAGCTAGAGCCTCTGGACCAGCCTCCAAAATACCTTCTTGAACAAATTCTTCTCCACCAGCAAGTGCACCTCCAATCACTGGAAGAGCAACTGTAGCTGCTGTGCCTTTTAATCCAACTTTTGCCAAACCACTTGCTATTGCTTTATTTAATCCGCCCGTAGCTATCTTACCTGTAATCCCTCCACCAACGGCACCAACGGCACCGCCTGCAAGTGTAGCACCAGAGTCATACTTTGCCTGATTTAAAACGTCTTGTTTAGCAGCAGCATCAGAAAATGGCCCTTTATCAACGCCAGAGTTTATAGCGTTTTGTTCTGCTTCTTGAAAAGCTGGTAGATTTTGTAGTGTTCCATTTGCATAGGCGTTATTAATACCCTGCTCTATTCCTTGATTAATTTCACCAATCGTTTGTACAGCACCCATTCCAGCTGCTAAATAAGGTCCTACACCAGGAATAAATGCTGGACCAATAGTCGTTGCTAAAGTAGGTGATGCAAACTGAGCTTTAGTAAGTAAACTACCGCCATCACCTAAAGGTTTGTTAAGAGCCTGATACTTTTCAGGATCTGATATAGCTAGTAGATCAAGGTTCTTTTCTTTATCTTTCACTTGTTCTTTGCTCATGTCCCTAAGTCTAGCTTCTAAAAAATCAGGGTTGTAAGCACTGCTATCAATTACACCAACTTGATCCAGTTGACCAAGGACATCCGCTCCGCCTTGTGTAAGTATACTTTGACTCTGATCTATCGCGGCATTTAAAAAAGGAGTGTTATCATAATTAGCTATTTGTTCCGGTGATAGTTTTACTTCTGGGACTTTCCCGTCATCAAGTATTCCTGAAATTTTCATACTTAACGGTAATGGCACATTAAAATTTGACTGCCCATCCACTGGTTGATTTCCAGTAATATTCATTCCAATATTAGCAAGAACATCTGCAGCCTTTTCTATAAACGGCCTGTTGTCCTCTGGACCTGGGGCGTCCACAACCTGTTCAACAAGAGCAGTAGCTAAATTAGGATCAACTTGTCCCTGTCCAAAACCAATCAAAGAAGTTGCACCCGTTTTATTAACAGAGGTTGAACCCGCATCAACAATTTCTTTAGGCGTAAGTCCCGCTGCAGTCTGCTTTGCAATTCCGCTAACCAACGCAGGAGCAAAAGATTCCGTTGTAACAGGGCCCTTAACAGGCATGTCAACTACAGAAGTTGTCTTAGATACCGGATCGTAGCTTACAGTCGGTACTGTACCACCACCTACGTCTACACCAAATG